TTACAGTTGGAATAGGTGCTGCTATAATTGCTGCCGCCTGTGCTGCCGCTGCCAATACGGTTGCTATCTGTGAAGCAATAAATAAAGGAGTTGCTACTACCGCACCTGGACCCGTTGCCGTTGCTGATTGTGTAGCTCCTGCTATTGCATTTGATATTGATTTAGCAGTATTAATTGCAAGCTCTACGATTGCAAGTGCTTTCATTGCTATTGCATTTTTGTGAGCGTCTTTAATTGCAATATTAGCGATATTACGGGCAAATGATAATCCCTGTGTTGCTAAATTTTGTTTTGCTGTTGCGTTTACTCTTGCCGTAAATAATGATAATTCTTCAGCCGTTTTTTGGTCTTTGAGCATTTGGTCATCTACCATTTTTTTTAACATAGCGGTATTATCCCAAACATGAACCTTCTCTTCTTGAATTTGTTGCTCTCCAGCTACTATAATATTAGCATATTGTAAATTTCTTGCAAACTCCTCCGTCTTTCTTCTTTCCTCATCTATTAGCCATTGTTCATAATCTTCTTTTTGTTTTTTGCGTATAGCTGTTATTTGCTCTGCTAATATCTGATAATATTCTTCACCCTTTAATTTAGCAAGTTCTATCTTGTCATTCCACAACTTCATTTCTAAGTCATAGGTATCATTACCTAATGCTTTCTGTAATGCTATTGCCTTTTCATAATTCTTTACTTGACTTTCTAATCTTTTTATTTCTCTTTCTTCAGCCATTTTTGCAGCGTGTTCCGCTACACTATCCATTAGCCCAAATTGAGAAAGAAAGTCCCTTACCTTATTAGCCACAAATGTATAAGTTTCTCCAAGTTTTTGAATAGTAATCTTTAAGAAATCAAATTTATCTATGGTTGTTTTTATCCATTTTGAAAGGCTATCAAAGTTTTCAATTAAAGCACCGATTGCTATTACAACTAACCCTATTCCAGTACTTGCTAAAGCTATTCTGAAAAGTTTTAACGCACCCGTTGAAGTTCCTACAACAAATGTATAAGCGGTTTGCGCTGCTGTATTCAGATTAGTCATTACAGCACTATCTTTATTCAGCGTATTAGCTATCTGCTGCACCCCGTTAAGTAATGCAACCGAACCCTGCACTTTTAAAAGCGTTTTGTTTAGGTCTTCATTCTCTGCACCGAATAAAGCTGCTGCTCCCTGTGCTGCCGCGAACCCTCCTGCTATGCCTTGCGCTACCCCTACAACTGTATCTAACTTTCGCGTATCAGAAGCTAAATTCTTAACTCGTTGATTTAAGTCGCCGATTTTATCCTGTACTTCACCCGCCTCTTTCGCTATTTTATTAAACGCTTCACTACCCTCTTCAAGTCCTGCAAGTTCCTGTTTTAAAGATTTTAGTTTAGCCTTTAAACTTTGGGTATTCTTTTCAGCCTCGCCCGTTTTTATATTGAGGTCTATTGCTACTTCTTCTGCCATGTCTTAAAAAGGTTTATCAATCACTTGGTAAATAATTTTGTAATAATACGTTCCGTTGCCAACTGCTGCGTCCGCTGCTGAATAAAGTTCTAAACCCTCTCCTACTGCTACTTTTGCATTTATATCAATCGCCTGAAAATAATAATCTGTTGCAGAATTAATAATTGCCTTGTCAATATCAACGGCTACAAATCCGCCCGTGTATCTTAGCTTTATATTGTTAGCGAAATTAAAAGGAGTTCCGCCCGCATCCAAACAAAACAAAAGTTCTTTAACTAAAATTATCTTATTAGCCTGTGCGGTTAATTCACTAATCGCATTCGGAAATGAATTAAGTAATTTGTTATTTGAATAAGCCCATCCCGTTGTCCTTAATATCGGTTCGTCTGTAAATCTTTCAACTCCGTTAATGTATAGCGTGTCGCTTGTTGTTATTGTTTGTGAGTTGGTATGTAACAATGTAACGTTTTCAATCCCTGCATTTATAGTATTTCTATCGCCCTGAATGAACAATGACTTAGCCCCGAAACCTACATTGTTTCCATAGCCGTGAATTACTACACCACTCGCTCCGTCCTGCACGATATTATCTTCGCCCGTGATTACTACCCCTGACGAATTACGCCCGTGAACTCTATTGTTCCGTCCGCTTATCCATGTCGATAGCCCGCCACCTGCATAGTTCTTTTCCCCTGTAATTACTGTTGATGACGGACGGGCTACCACATTGCCGTCTATAAACGTACCCATATCAATTACAGGTGCATTTTCACGCGAATTAATCACAATGTCAATACCTCCGTTCATTATTTCGGAGTTACTAACGAAAGTAGATGTGTCTTTAATCTTTATAAACTCACACTTGGTTAGATTAGGTTTAACCGGATTATAGTCGTAAATCTTATTCAGCCTTAAAGCGTGACTGCCTACTCTGTAAATCTTGCGAAAGTCAAGGTTAAGAATATCAACAGGGGTAAGCCAGAAGTAACCCGTTACTAACTTACTATCTCTATCTGTAATCTCAGAAATCATTTGAGAATAGTAGATGTTGTAAAGGTTATTATCCGTGTAAGTTAGTGAACTGATATACTGATTAACTCCGTAGTAAACCTTTTGCGGAATGCCAAATGATAAATCTATTGTTGGTGTTTGCGGATCATCTAAATGTCCTGCGTAGGGGTATTGTGTTTTAAAGTCGCTACCAGAAGAAGTTAGAAAATTCCAATCCTCACAATTAGTTAATCCTTTCCAATATAGTATTCTTGGCTGCGCTCCAAAGATTTCTATGCTTGGCGGGTTTCCGGTAGCCGCAAATATTGCAGGGATTATCCTGTCATTATCATAAGAACCAACTAAAGGAGTAGGCGCAAATATAGGCTCAATCTTATATTCACCACTTACAAAGTCGTTTTCTATGTTAGCTAAATAACTACCGTAGTTCCTTTCATATGCTTGTTTATAATCTTTATTGTAGTAGTCAGTATCATCTTTATATTGACAAATAAGCCGCTTAAAGTTTAGTAAAGCCATAGGCTCAATCTCTAAATCTTTTTCGGTTGCTAACTTGCCAGACCAATCTACTTGAGTAGAATTATAATAGGTGTCGCGAGGCTCAATATTCAAAAGCGTTTCATCATCTTTGTCAGGCTCAAGGTAAAGGTTAAACATCTTAACAATACCCATTAAAAAATCCTTTTGAAGTATGTCCGGCAAATTATCTGAAACTACTAATGTATCACCTTCTAAAACCCCTGTAAATGAAAAGCTGTTACGGAAAAATATATTACTCATTTCCCATTCAACGCTTGTTATTTCAGCACCTACGCTTCCGCTACTTACACAGGTAAATCTTAAATACAAGTCATCCCCACTATTCACATCAACCATTTGAGCGAAGAAACTATTATCTTGAGTAATTCCGAACTGGTCGGTAGTTATGTAATAAGTTCCTGCTGCATTTGGGGCATTCCAAAAGTATGTTCCGCTTGCACCCTGTATAGGTGTTAAAGTGCCGTTCCTATCCCTTATTAAATCTACATAAATTTCAAGAGTTAAATTATTTGAAGCTACTGTTGCATTCTTTACTACTTTAACCTGACCATCAAAAGTAAGCGAGTAGTCCATCTGTGATGAATACAGTGGCGAGTGTTTATAGGTTGCTGTATTAAAACTTGCATCATTGTCAAAATAACTACCACTACTATCATTGTTTATTGGTATAATATTTTGAACAGTAGCCCCGTCCGTAGTTCCTAATGCCTGAGTATAGGTAGATGTGCGACCTACATTTATTAATCTACCGTTTACAGTTGTGCCGTCAATATGAAGCCTTGCCTCGCTGCTTGGTATTATTAACCGCTTAAATAAATCAGATGTAAGAAAGTTTGAAGAATAGGTATACCCTGCCTCTGAAAATATTTTATCTAATATAGTTTTAGCAAATACACCGGGTTTCCAATCGTAAACATCCCACTCCTGTAAATTAGTATGCGTGCCATAATTAATCATTGGGTAAGCATAACCAACACCCAAAGTTGGCGACCATGAAGAAACAATATTAGCTTTATTGTAAATATGGTCATATGCTGACAAGTCTAAATTCCTAAGTCTATTATTTCCTAAGTCTTGAAACAAGTCAGCCAAATTCCCAATCAAATTACAATCGTATGTTACCTGTCCCCCTAACAAATAATTAACCTGCCTTAACTTTAAAGCCCCTTTGAACTGAGTTACACCGTCAACACTTAGAACTGTTCGCGCTTTTAGATTAGGGTTGAATGTCTGAGTTACTACATCGACCTCAAACATATTCTCAAAGAATAGATTGTTGGCTTTCGTTCCTGGTAGTGTTAAGGTCTTACTGAATGAAGCATTACGCTTGTCAGGCTCGCGGATATCGGCAATAGAAAAAGTAAGTGTTGTTGAAAACTCACCTAAATCTAAATCAACACCATTGGAATATAATCTTACCATCTTTGTCTTACGTCCTTAGTTGTTTCTAATTCAATTTCCAAGTTGAAGATAGGTTCTGTTATGTGTAACTTAGTCACATAGTCCGCGTTCTTTATGTGCGCTGAATACATTACCCCGTCTAACTCATAATAAATTTCAGGGCTTTCAACTAATTCACGCAGCCACGCTGATTGTTCGTCTGTTATCCAGTCTGAATTTAGTTTTAATGTTTCCTCACTTTCAATATAAAAGTCTTTGTAGCGTTGGTTTGTCTTTGAATAACTCCAAGCACCGGCAGACACCGAACCATAAACAGGCTCAAAAGTCTTTTTAACAATAGCGTCCTTTTGTGAGTGACCTCTATTAAATGTAAAGCTATCAAAGCCGCCTAAAGCATTTAAGAAGTGAACTCTATAACTATTGTGCGGTGTGCATTCGGTTTGTGCTGTGAATGTCTTTGTTTCTGTTAGTGCTGTTGTGCCGTCCGATTGAACTATGTCTATTACCCATGAAGCCGTTGAAGCTGTTACGATAGGCAAAGCACCGGAAGCAACAGAAGCAATAGAGTTTAAATTCCATCCCGCAGGCATACGCATAATCCTACCTCCGTCATTTAGTGCAATATTCCAATAGTTGTTTGTGATTAGAACAGTTTGAATTAAAGACCCTGCGCTGTCATATGTTCGCACCCTTGCATACTTAGCAAGTAAACTTGTCTTTATTCCAAAGTGCAAAAAGGCATTTTCATTAGTATAGATATTTTGATTGTCGGGGCAGTTGGTAAGAAAATTTGCCGTTCCTGTTCTTATGAAATAATTGTCAGGGTCATAACCTACGAAGTCCCTCCAACGTAAAGCAGCGTTAAAGGCATAGATACCAGAAGAAGCACCGCTTGAATGATTAGCCAAAGGCGTTCCGTAACGCTCGGTTACTTTTAACCTATATTGTTTAAAAGAAGCCGCACACATTGTTAATTCCGTGAGCGTAGTTAAAGGCGGGTTTGATGTAACGTAGCTTTCAACTATCCTGTGAGCGTCAAACACCATATTATTATTAGCGTCAGGAAATACTTCTACCGTTGCTAATGTTGTTAGCGTATCGTCTTGCACCTCACAACGAAAACGAAAGTTAGGCTGCGCTACTGCCGTTGAGGTTGCGACAAACATATTCTCATTGTATGCGGGTGTTATTGTTTGCGGTGAGCCTGTTATGCTGATACTCATGGTGTCATTCCTTTTAAATCTGTTACTACTCTTATTGTGATATTACGAGATAACTTTTCTTCTAAAGCCCGTTTTAATACAGGGACTTGCTCAGTCAATACTTCTGTTAAAAATTTACTTCCTGAATAACCGAAACGTTTTATAGTTCCTTTTTTACCTATTGAGCGTGAAATAATAAATGATAATGAAGTCAATGCTTTTTCAAATGGTAGTCGTTTACTTTCAGGCTTCATCTTCTGTAACACATCGGCAGGGCTTATTCCTTTCTTTTTAATCCAGTAGGCAATAGCTGAAGGTGGCGCGGGTCTGCCAACACCTCTACCACTTTCGACATACTTCCAATAGTCTTTCATTGAAAGCGTCCAATTATTGCCCGTGTTTACTTCTGTGATTATTATGTTAGCATCGGCAGCTAAGTCACTCGCCTGACCGCCACCACTTACTACCCCTTTACTTAATAGTTTATCGGGTATGCCTCGCCTCTTTAAATCGTAAAGCCATGCCAAAGCAATGCCATCGACTGTATTATCAAACTTATAATCTAAGTCAATAGCAGAAATCGGAACACCCAACCCATCTGTAAAATCACTTGCCATATTGCTTCATTAATTCTTTGTGTGCTTTCAACTCCGCCTCTTTCTTATCCTTTAAAAATTGCACTGTATTTAAAAATTCTAACACATTCATATTAAAAATATCACCCCACTTTTCCAACCTTTCCCTGCAAATAATATCTACCCAATTTAACCAGCCGTATTGCTCCATTCCGCTGCGCTTTGTTTCAGAACTTTGGCGGAATATGCGAGAGAAATCTCGCTCCATTCTTTCCACAACTCCAAAAAAAAAGTGCATAACGGGGCTGCAATGGTTATAGGCATGACTTCATTAAACAACTCTGAACGTTCTTTATGGGTCTGCCCGTTGTAGCTTTCCCCGTCATAACATAACACCGCCATTACCTTATGAATATTGTCTTTTTCTTTTGCGTATTCTTTTAAGTCGATATACTGCCCGGCTGTTAATTCATTGATAGCTGTGGTTATTTTATACTTCACCCCTTTGTGTTCCCACGCAATAGGTATCACTTGCGGAATGGGGTCTAACATAAAGTCCAAACTATCGGAGTAGGCTTTCAAGAATATACCCAAAGGAATATCTCTAACCTCGTCAATGGTTTGCCCACTCATTAAAGAGTATAGAAATACTTTTTTAGTCAGTTCGTCTAAGTCCTGATCATCAATAATGGACTGAATGTTTCTAAACTTTCCGATTGTTATTTGTTGCCATGTCATATTCATAAATAGAAATTTTGTGTTTTTGTTACTATAATACTAACATCTTACCTGCACCTTTTAAACTCTTATAAGCTGCCCACGCAAAAGCCAATGACATCACACCGTCATCGTGAAATCCTTGCGGTGCTGAATACTTTATCTGTCTTGTCTTTAGATTGTAATCGTAAGTGAAGTTATTTAATTCGTCAATTAGCCACCCCTCATTTAATATACCTATTTCCCTTTGCTCAAAAGCAACTATCAAATCCTCGATTATATTCTGCTTATTCTTTTGACCTGTTACAAAAGGCTCGATATGGTTTTTATTGTAGTTTATCCTGTTGCGTATCTGTTCATAGATAGCGTCCTGTGCGTTGTTGGCTTCTACTATGCAACGGGGTTTATATTTATTCAATACATCAATAACGTTGGTTATTATCTCAGACCATTCCAAGTGCCGCCACCTTTCAACGTGTAACATCTGCCCGTTCTTATTCAGGATAGTTACTACTGTGTAATCGTCTGCCCTACCTAAGTCAACACCTGCATAGGTTTCTAATACGTTCGCAGGACTTTCATTAATTGACTTTCTAACATCTGGAAATACACTACTACTATCATCTAAGAACTCCGCCAAATACTCCTGTCTAAATATATGTTCCGGTAGGTTGCGCCTTGCATCTTCTAATTCACTCGCAGGGATTAAAGGATTATCGTATGACGTTCCGCGTATGGTATGGTAGTTCTCATTCTCATTACTCATATTAGCCATGCGAAACATTAATCCTTTACCTTTTGGAGTGGAAAGGAATAAGACCTTGCGCCCTTTAACAATTACGGTTGCTTTTAATACCTCGTCCCACGCTTCTGTTTTAAAGTAGTCGAACTCGTCACAAATAAGATAATCAAATGTGTTTCCCCTTATACTATCGTAAGCATCGGCAGAAAAGAACTGAAGCCTGCAACCTGTTGCAAACTCCATTATTAAATCGGACTTATTTACCGACCTCGCAAAAGGGCAGCCATTTAATCCACTTTCTAATTCTCTAAATACTTTCTTTGCCTGTGAATAGACGGGAGAAACCCAGCCTATCTTTGACTTACCCAAACCCGCCCAATACAAAGCCTGATTAGTCCCTAAAAGAGTTTTACCAAACTGCCTGCCAATAGGCACTGTATAGTATTTCTTATTTAGGTTATTAAGCGATTGATGTATTTCCGCTTGCTTCGGGTGCGGGGTGTATAGTATTAATTTCTGTGCCTCCAAAATCTACTTTCCAAGTTCCGCTTACTTCTAACTGTTGTTTATCCTGCCACCCTTCTTTAGCCTTTAAATAAAAGATTAAGCCTGTGGTATTGCCTATTCCATTCTGTAAAGCGTGTATCTTAAAGTCTTTAGCTTCCTCTTTAATTCTTTTTACTATGTTAAAATAGGCTTCATATCCTTGCGCCTTTTCATAGTTATGCAAAGTAGCTCTATCAATACCTATTGACGTGCAAAATCCTTCTATTGTAGGTAGTTCTGGGCTATGGACTTTTACTGCCTTTCCTGCGCTTGCCGTTTCAACTAATCGGTTATTACATCTTTGAACATAGATAATCCACTCCTGCTCTATTTCTTCAGGGGTAAAGTATTTACCGTTTTGTAATCCTGTTGGCATCTTATTTTATTCTTTGAAAAACTCT